TGCAGCTGGCAGCAACACTCGCAACGGCGGTGGAGGTGGATCAGGTGGTGCTGCCGGTGGTGGTTCATCAGCAACTTCTTCTGGTGGTTTTGGAGGTTCTTATGGTGGTGGTGGTGGAGTTGGTTCTACTGATCAAGCTGGTGGAGCAGCTGCTCAAGGTGCTGTAAGACTTATTTGGGGAACAGGTAGAGCATATCCTAATACCCTTACTACAGATCAAAATGCAGGTGCTGGTGTTGCAACGGCAAGTAGAGGAAATGCCAACATCAGAATGCTGGAAGGTAGCACTGTTGTTGGAGAACAACAATATCTTAACTGGGGTGTAGGTACTGATGATGTAACTGAAAAGGAATGGCAGTTTACTCAGTATACCGAATATGATAATACAGACACAAATCAAAAAGTATTTAAAGTTCAACTATATGAAGAGACAGGTGAATTAATTCTCAATAATAGTAATGGTCAATCTTACTTCACTCTAATGGAGGTTGATAATAATCCTTCTGGTGGTGGAGGAGGAGGTGGAACTACTACACTTATTAATAATAATGCAGACAATAGAATTATAACTGGTTCTGCAACTACTGATACATTAGAAGCTGAATCTAATGCAACGTATGATGGATTAAAACTTAATATCAATAGTACAGATGGTAGTGGTCAGAGTATTACTGCTAGTGGTATCATTAAAGCAGGTACTCATTTAGAAGCAACAGGTAGAGTAAGTGTTAACGAAGATATTATTTCAAATGGATTTAAGTTTACTCAATCAAGTGAAGAGTTAGTTGTTGGTGATCCAACAGGTACTAATGTTACTATTGTTGGTGGTAATGTACAACCAACAGGCAGTATTCTAGATAAAGATAGTCAGAATGGTCTTGCTGGACAAATATTAAGTTCTACTGGTACTCAACTAGATTGGATAGATCCTCCTACTAGTGGTACTACTTTAACTGCTGATGAAGAGACAATACAAATCGTTAATAACGTTATTTCAAGAAAGGGAAGCTTCCATCTTGAGCAATATGGATATAGTGCTACTCATCCAATAAATGCTGATGTTACTGGTTGGTTGGTTATAGTTACTGGTGGTGGTGGCGGTGCTGGTACTGCTCATGGTGGACCATCTAGTGGAGCTGGTACTGGTGGTGGCGGTGGAGGAGGTACTGCAATGTTCTTCTATGATAAAGCTCAAATGGGAACAGGAACTATGTCTTTTACTATTGGTAATGCTGGTGTTCAAGGAAGTGGAGCGGATTCTGCAGGTGGAGCAGGTGGATATAGTTATTTCTATGTTGGTACTAATGGTACTGGTCCTACTTTGACAGCACATGGTGGTGCTGGATCTGGATCTCAGAATGGTGGTAGTGGTACTGGTGGTGCTGGTGCTAATGGAACCTGGCCTCCATCTGGTGGAGCAGTCTCACGAGGACATGATGGTATGGATGGTATAGGTTATGGAGGGATAGGACAGGGAGGAGAAGCAGGTATTTCTTTACCTGGACCTGGTACTGCTGGTGCTAACTGGGGTCGTGGTGCTAAAGGTGCAGGTTCAATTGATGGAAATTGGAATGCATCTAGTCAAGTAGGACTTAGTGGTATGGTTGTTATTTACGAATTCTAGGAGGATAATAAAATGTCTATAGTTGAAGGTGTTGATATAGGTGATTCGTATGCCGTTATTGAAAATGGCAAAGTCATTAATGTTATTAGATGTAAATCTGATTGGGTTCCACCTAGTGGTCAAACAAAAGTAAATATTGATAGCTTGCCAGAAGTAGGACTCAATGATTCTTATGATGGAAGTAATTTTACTACAGATCCTGCAAGAATTGGCACATCTGATTCTGCAGCATGGTTAAGGTTGGAAAGAAATGCTCGTTTAACACAATCTGATTGGACTCAGAGTAGAGATATTACTCTTTCCAATGATTCAGAATGGCTAACATATCGTCAATCGTTGAGAGATCTTCCTGCTAATACTGCTGATCCAGACAATCCAACTTGGCCTACTAAGCCGTCCTAGAACTAAATATCTTTATATAGGATTGAATAGGCTCAAATGGCAGTACTTAGGAATGTTTCAAAAACTTTTTCTTTTGAAGAACAACGTGTAGAGATTAATGAGATTGCAACTGATCTCTTTGATCTACATTCTGCACCAGCTAATTTAAATGCTATTACTGGAGCTCCCTTTGGATCGGGAAATATAATTTATGAAAGTAATACAGGAGATTTAACTTATACACCACCTGATCTTTCTGATTTTGTACCTGTTGTTATTACTGGATCACCCTCTGCAGGATCTGTTATAAAGTATGATGGTATTAAGTGGACCAATCTTCCTGATAGTGGTATTGCTTTATCAGATCTTTCTGTTACTATTGGTAGTGTTGGATCTAATTCAACTTTAACATATAGTGCAGGTTCTGGAGTCTTTACATATAGTCCAGCAGATTTATCTGTTTATTTACAATCTACAGGATCTATTGATTCTCATGATGATGTATCTACAACAGGAGCTGATCAACCGAATCAATTTGATACTCTGATATGGGATGGAATTAAGTGGAAACCAGGATTAGTTGGTAATGTTCCTTTAACTAATTTTTCAGTTACAACAGTTGCAGCATCAAGTGGTGGAGCATTAGCATATAATTCAGGTACTGGTGTATTCTCTTTTACTCCTGCTGATCTCTCTGGTATATTCTCTGGTGATTATAATGATCTGATTAATAAACCAACAATACCAGCAGCTCAAGTAAATTCTGATTGGACTGCTACTGGTACTGTTGCAGAGATACTTAATAGACCATATTTACATGCAGTAGCTAGTAGTGGTGATTACAATGATCTTATTAATCCACCAGCAATACCAATTGATAATAGTCAATTAACAAATGGTGCTGGATACGTAACAGATATTACAAGTTTTAGTATTGATGATTTAATTGATGTCAATACAACAGGTGTAATAAGTGGTAAGATTCTCAAGCATAATGGAACTAATTGGGTAGTAGCAGATGATGAAGAAGGTACTACAATTAGTAATCTTAATGATATTGGTGATGTAACGATTACAGGTACTCCTACGACAGGGCATGTTTTAAAATGGACTGGTACTACTTGGTCTCCTGCAGCAGAGAACAGTAGTAGTGGTAATACACAAGATGTTATTGTTCCAGTAGCATATGCTCATGTGGATGTTGATACTGCTGGAACTGGTACTAATATGTCATGGGGAGTATATGACAGTAGTACTGGTGAGATGGATTTCACCTTTGATACTACTTTATCAAGTGCAGATTATTATGTGTTAGCTGAAAGGGAGGAGTATGATACACATTCAGTTAAGATATCTGCCAAGACTACAACTGGATTTACTGCTCAATGGTTAGGTAATGATGGAATAACTGCACTAGCACCTAGTATTTTTAACGGTGTTTTGATGGTTTATGCTTCCACTCCAACAACTGAAGTTGCTGCTGGTAGTGGTTCTAGTGGTGGTATTGCATTAACAGATCTTTCTGTTACTACACAAGCAGAAGGTACAGCAGCACTTACATACAATAATTCTACAGGAGAATTTACATATACTCCACCAGCTCTTAGTAATATTGCTACAAGAGCTGGGTTTTCAGTTGTAACAAATTCATCTACAGGTGGTGGAGCACTTGCTTACAATAATACCAACGGAGTCTTTACATACACACCCCCATCTATTCCAGCAGCACAGGTACAATCTGATTGGAATGCTACTGGTACAATGGGTGAGATACTTAATAAACCCGCATTTTTTGATGGAGATTATAATAGTTTAACTAACCAACCAACTATTCCTAATGTACAAATTCAATCTGATTGGAATCAAACATCTACGAGTGCGTTAGATTTCATTAAGAATAAACCAACAGTACCTGAAGGTCAAGTACAAACAGATTGGGATGCAACTAGTGGTATGGGTGGGGTATTAAACAAACCCACTATCCCAACAAACCTAGGAGATCTTGCTAATGTTTCAGGTACTCCTTCTACAGGAAATGTTTTAAAATATGATGGTAGTGGATGGGTTCCAGATGCCGTTGGTGGAAGTGGTAGTACAGGGAATGACTCTGTTTCTATAGGTACTATTTGTATGTGGTCTGGCACTATTGCCACAATTCCACCAGGATGGGCCTTGTGTGATGGTAACAATGGAACACCAAACTTATTAGATAAATTTATTATTGCTGCTTCTGATGATGATAGTGGAAATGCTGTAACAGGTGTTGAAGGAAGTGGGAATCAGACAGGTGGTAGTAAAGATGCCGTTCTAGTCAATCATGATCATGGTGGGACAACAGAAGGAAATGGTGATCATGGGCACACTGTTAATAGTGCGGGAAGTCACGTTCACACTGTGAATAGTGATGGTGATCATAGTCATAGTGGGTCAGCAAATAATGGTGGAAGCCATGGTCATAGTACAAGTGTTGGAAATCAAAGTCAAAATCATTATCATGCATTTACTACCAATACTTCTGGAAATCATGATCATCGGTGGGGTGCTAATACATTTGATGGACAGCATGGAAGTTCTTTTGAAGCAATGGATAATCCACAAAATAATGGTGGTGGAAATAAGAGTGCATCAACCACTAATGCAGGTTCACACTCACATGGTGGAACCACAGCAGGTGTTACCCAAAATCACAACCACAGTGTGACTGTAAATAGTAATGGTGATCATAATCACTCAATCAGTATTAATAGTAATGGTGATCATAGTCACACTACTCAGAGCACAGGGGATCATAGTCATACTACTTCAACTACACCAGTTCATACTCATGATATAATTGATCAAGGTGTAACATCAACTAATGCAAATTTACCTCCATATTATGCTCTAGCATATATTATGAAAACCACTGCTAGTGGTGCTTCTTTTGCTTTGAGTGTTACTACAGACACTGCTTCTGGTAGTGGAGCACTTGGTTATAATAATACTACAGGAATTTTTACATATACTCCTCCAGATCTTAGTCCGTTTGCATCAGTAAATCATAATCATGATACTGTATATGCACCAATATCCCATACACATCCAGCACAATCTCTTGCAGTTAATAATCAAGGCGGCAGTACCTATACATTAGTATCAGGAGATGCAGGAAAACTGGTTGTTAATGATAATGATGTAGTTATTCCATCTAGTAATACATTCCAACAAGGAGATCAAATCACGATTTATAATATGAGTGTTATTAATGGAATTGGCATTACTAGAAATAGTGTTACTCTTCGTATGAGTGGAGATGTTAATGATGGAGATCTAACACTAGCTCCTAGGGGAGTATGTATTCTAATGTGCGTGGCTAGCAATGACTATATTGTTTATGGAGATTCAGGTGCTATTACACTTCAGTAGTCTGCATAAATAGTAGAGTTATTATCCTTTGTTATTATGGATCCCGCAAGTTTAAGAGTTGAATTTGAAAAGCAGATTAAAGATGCAGATTCTAAAATTCAAGCAGCAGAGAATACTCTGAAACAATTGGTGGAGTATAAAACAAAGTTACAAGGTGGTATTGAAACTTTGGAACTTTTGAATTCTCAAACAGAAAACAACGAACCTTCTACAATAGTAGAACCTCCTACCGAATAAATAAAAATTAGTCTAGGTAAATAAATGGCAGCAATCCCTTTAAATCTATTACTGGAACGAGGAACGGATTGGGATGCCACCTTTAATATCCAGAACGAAGATAATACAACACCTCTTAATCTGACTGGTTATACAGCAGAAGCTAAGATGAAGAAAAGTTATTATGCGACAGCATCAACAAATTTTATTGTTGATTTTGTTGATCGTTATAATGGTATATTAAAGATTAGTTTGGCAAATGCTGCTACTGCTGCATTAGATCCAAGACGATATGTTTATGATATTGTTTTAACATCACCGCAAAGTGTGAAAACACGAGTCATAGAGGGGATAGTTGAAGTAACTCCTGGGGTGACCTGATGCCTAATTATAATGTTGCAGTAAAGACTTCTAATTATCAGGTTCTTTCAGAACCTCAGAAGAAGTATAATGTTGGAGTCAATTATGAGATTCCTAGTAAATATCTGCAGTATGGTAATGAAATACTTGATACTACAGGATGGATATTTAATGGAACAAATATTGGGTTTCCATTAATAGATGGTGCTGGTGATCCATATACAGTAATTAATGATCAGCAATTAATTGTATCATTGAATGGGTTGGTACAAGTTCCAGGTATAGATTATACTGTTAGTGGAACAAATCTTATCTTTACTACTGCTCCTGGTGGAACTGATACAGTATATGTTGTAGCACTTTCTACAACTGCTGATCTTACAAGAACAATTAACTTTGTTGTTGATGCTGGATCTTCACCAATGGCTTCAGGTATTAAAGGAGATATGACTCTTGATGTAACTGGAAAGATACAGTCTTGGACTGTCATTGCTGATCAAGAAGGTCAAATTGAATTTGATATTCATAAATCAGATTATGCCAACTTCCCTAATTTCTCTTCTATCACTGGTACAGAGAGACCACAGTTAGGAAATATCAATTCAGGAAGTAATCAGAGGATAAATAGAAATACAACCATTTCAACGTGGAGTCCCACTCTAAATTCTGGAGATATTCTACAGTTTGAAATTGTGTATGCGATAAATATACAGAGATGCGTAGTGTCTATGAAGCTCGCACTCTAACTTTATTATAAATAAGTTCATATAGGAAGAAACACGAGGAGACACTTTAGATGGCACTTCTAGTCACAGACCAGGGTGAGATTGATTCACTCCGCACCTTATTAAATGCGACCCATCAGATCCCTAGGAATCTGGTACTAAAACTGTTTACGAGTAACACCACTCCTTCTGAGTCGGATGTTCCCTCAAGTACAGCATATTTTGAACCATACAATGCTAGTAATAATAGTGGGTATGGTGCTGAACCTACAACTGGGTATCCTGAGGTTAAAAATAATAGGACTGAGGAAGATCAAAACTTTGAGGATCAATATGGTATCCTTGTTAATGGTAACCGTTGGACTATCGCCACAGAATTAAATGCTGTTGCTACTGGTAGAACTGCTACTGGTACTTCTGGTACGTATGCTATTACAGTTGATTCGGCAGCAGACATTAAGAAAGGGGACTATGCTGAAGGTGCTGGCATTCCTACAAACACTTATGTTGTTGACATTCAAGGAACAGATCTTGAATTGAGTCAACAGTTGACTGCTGATATGAGTGCTACTGCATGTAGCTTTGGTAGAGGACGTTCTACCGCTTCCTATCCTGAAGAAGTTTTTACATTTGACGCTGCTGCTGGTAGCGTATATGGTTACTACCTAGCACGTGCAAATAACATGCCTTTTACACTTCAAGGTGTTGCTGATGGTGGATCAGTTGCTGCTGGAACTACAATTGCCAAGACTGGTAATAAGGGAGTTATTGGTTACAGTTATATTAACCTTCTTGATGTTGATGTAACTCCAACAATTTCTTCTGGTACTTCTGGTACATATGAAATTGCAGTTGACTCTGCTACTAACATTGCTGCTGGTCAGCGTGTATCTGGTACAGGTATTGCTGATGGCACAACTGTAGTTGGTGTTTCTGGAACCAATGTCTACCTAAGTAAGGCACTCACAGGTGCTGCTTCTGGTACTGCTACTTTCAAAGTTAATGTTGCTGAAGATCTAACTATTGGACAAGCAGTTTCTCAGACAGCAACTCCTAATGGTATTGCTGCAAACACAACAGTTGTTGGTATTGACTATAAGACACTTACTGGTGAGATTGGTCCTCGTGTTTATCTGAGCAATGCATTGATTGATAACATTCAGGTATCAAACGGTAACGATCAAGTTAGGTTTGATTTCTCTGTTGTAACATCAGATCCTGGTGGTTCTGCTATTAATCATCAACTGAATCCTGGAGATGTTATTTACGTTAAGGGTGGAACAACTAACTCAATTACTGATGCTCACTACACAGTATTTGAAACACCTAGTGCAAGTACATTTACCACAACACCTGCTCTGCAGGGAACTGGAGATGCTACTTTGTTCTCAAGTATCTTCTTCGCAGAACGATTTACAAATGGTCCATATGCTATTCAGAACAACGGTGACCAAATTAAAGTCACACTGAATGTAAGTCTTGACTGATTATACATAGGATATACCCAGTTTATATTCTTTACTTTGTGGGGGTTGCAATTGCAATCCCCTTTTTTATTGGACTTTAGGTTGCTATGTTCTATGCTTATAAGTCAGGAGGAATAGTTTCAAGACCTTTATCTGATTATAGGTCTGATGTTTTGTCTGGCTTGTCTGCTAGAAGTTTAGATAGTTTTGATTTTCACCAGGGTCCAGCAGTACCACTCAGTGATATTAGTGGTACTCTTGCACAGTATGCAGATCTTAGTATATACAATACTCAAAGCTACAGATCAGGACTAGGAATACTTAGTGGTGCTCAGACATCACAGCAAGATGTACCCGAAGGATATGTACCACATCAAAATGGTCCAATCTATACATGGATAACTAATGAACTAGGTGGTAACTTAGATCCTCAAAGTAATCGTGTACTAGTACCAGCACCAAGTAGATTATTATTCTTCAACATTGTTGAAGAGAGTAAATCATATAGTTATCATCCAGCGATTATTGATCTGTATACCGAAGTTGACTTCGGATCAATAACGCAGAATGTTACAAGCACAAGTAATAATGGTCTAGTTGCAGACCTTAATGCAACACAGGTTGAATATGGACGTGTCGTTCATGTTGGCAATCTAGAATCCTTTGGATTCACGAGAGTTATTGGTGCTGCTGAAGCAGCCGCAACTAATGCATGGGTTGGTGAAGGAAGTCTTATATCATTTGGTAGACAGACATCTCCTGCTGTATACGGTTGGATCACTGATGGTAAGGTCCGAAGTTTCACAGTACATGGTACTGCGGATGTTGATTATTCTCCTGCCATTGACGGCAGGGGAATCCTTCCGCTACAAGGAAATGGTGGTATTGTATTCGTTCCTAATTGGAATGGTAGTGGTACACTTAGAAAATTATCTGGTAGTTCAGAATCTATTACTGTTAATCCAGACGAGAAGCAAATGCTCTTCTCGTTCAATGGAGAACTTATTGAGAGAACAACTGATCATTACTATGGTTCTGGAATATTTAAGAACTTCTCTAATGCAGAGGAAGATAAAGTATTTGCTTGGAATGGATCTGGTGAGATTAAGGTAGTAAGTAAGAAACCTTTACTATACACATTACAAGAAATTGGTGATTGGGTACTTGAAGATATCAAGAGTAGACCTCTTGCAAGTATCAAGTATGAACTTTCGGATGAGAAGCATACTGAGAATTACAATAGTTCTGCTATTGTTGAATTTACTAAACGTGATTTCGGATCACTTTCTGTTTGCACAACAGAAGAAAGTATTAATGGAGATGTATCTGGTAATGCAACTGGATGCATTGTTAAAATTGATGCAACAGCGAGAGTTGCATCTGGTCAAACATATCAGGTAGCTGCTTCAGTTAATACTCCTACCAGCACAGTTGATTGGGGTACTATTACCGTTCCTGCATCTATGCAGCAGGATTGGAGATACATTTATGATGGTAGTAATCTTATGCCTCAAGGTGGCATTAAGATTGATAATTTTGCTGGTTCTATATTCCAGCCTAATTGGGTTGGACGTGGTGGCATTAAGATTAGCGGTAATGCGATACTTCCTCTATTCGCTAGTGTATTTGGTACTGGTACTATATCAAAAATTGGTGGTGCTTCTATTACCAACTTCAGTCTACTCCAGCCAGGAGATGGATTATATCATATTGGTGGTACTGCCAAGCAGAACTTTGTACCTAATTGGAATGGTTCTGGTTCACTTAGAAAACTTGGTGGATCTGCTGAGTCTGCAACTTGGAATCCACTTGAAAGGCAGATGCTATTCTCCTTCGCTGGTGGTATTACTAGTGAGAAGCATACTGAATCTTATGTTGGTTCAGGAAGAATTAGAAACTTTGCTACACTTGAAGCAGAGAAGCAATCATTTGATTGGGTTGGATCAGGTAAGATTAAACTCAGATCAGATAAACCTGAGCAACTTAATCTTAAGAAACTTGCAGATACTCCATTATTTGATATTAGGTGGAGAATACTTAGTAGTCTCGCATGGGAATTATCAGACGAGAAGCATACTGAATGTTATAACTTCAGTGCATTCGTACCATCAGTTGATCTTGACTATGGATTAATAGTTGATACTACACAGACACCTGTTACAGTATTAACTACACAGACTATTAGTAGTAATACTACTGGTTCGTCAGGAGTTATACAAATTGATCAAGGTGAAGTTGTAACATTAGGAGCAACATATACTGTTCCTAATCAGATTACAACTCCAGGAACTACTCTTGGTTATGGATTAGTTTCTGAGGTTGCAAGTCCATCTGACGATTATGGTTGGATTCTTGGAACTCATGCTCATGGTATTCCTTATGGTGCCATTGAGATTGGTAGTACTGCTGCAACTAGATTCTCACCCAATTGGGTTGGTCGTGGATTTATTGATGTTTCTGGTGTAGCACGTGTACCTCTATATGCTAGTGAAATTGGTACTGGAACTATCAGAGCACTTAGTGGTTCTGCTGAAACTTCTGGTAAGGATGTTCAAGGTGGTGGGTTATTCAAGATTGGTAGCACTGCCAAGCAGAACTTTGTACCTAATTGGAATGGATCTGGTTCACTCAGGAAATTCTCTGGTGCTGCTGAGTCTGCAACTTGGAATCCAGAAGAGAAGCAAATGCTCTTCTCCTTCATTGGAACTTCTGGTGATCCACTCATTACGTATGGATATGCTGGAGATGGAAGTCTATGGAACTTTGATGGTACTGTTGCTACAACATCATTTGCTTGGGTTGGTTCTGGCACACTCAAATTACGTACTAGAATTCCAGAACCTACAGAACTTGCAAATGAGAAGCATACTGAAGTATACGATCTTAATGTCTGCTATGATCCACCAGAAATTGACTATGGATTATTGGTTGATGCTTCACTAGCATCTTGTGTACCTGTTAGTGGATCTATAACATCTAATACTATTGCGACAAGTGGATGCACACAAGTTGTTCCTGGAACTACATTATCTGTTGCATCTGGTATTACATATAATGTACCTTCAGTAGTTTCCTCACCATCATCAATTTATGATTATGGATTCATTTATGATCCAGAAGATTTAGTTCTTGATTATGGTTGGATCCTTGATGACACTGGTAAGGAATGTCCCTTTGGTACTATCAGTACTATTAGGGGTAGTTCTGGCGATCCTATCCTTACATTCAGTGAAGTCTTTACTGGTGATAGTGCTCATTGGTCTGGACATGGTATTACCATTACAGGTGAAGCAGAGGTTACTGTACCACCTCAGTGGGATTCACCTGCTGAACCTCCAGTCAAGGTATACGGTGCTTCTAAAACTAATTTCTGTCTTCGTACCTTTGGTAAGGGACGGATGTGGTCTTGGGGTTCAGGTGCTGAATCTATCACATTCGTACCTGCTGGCGGTCAAGTTCTATTCAAGTTTGTTCCTGGTCCTCTTAGTAGATGGGATCATTATGATTGGCAACCTTCTTGGGTATCTAAAGGTGGTATCAAGATACCAACTGGAGAATCCAAGACTCATTGGGTTCCACATATCATTGGTACTGGTTACATTCCAGTATTCAATGGTGCTGCTGAATCTCTTACTGTTAATCCAGAAGAAAGGCAACTTCTATTCTCCTTCACTGGCGAACATCAGGTTAGCTTCACTGCCAATCCTCCAGAGGATACAGCAAGAGTTGTATTTACTGGCGATGCTTGGCCAACAAGATACGTTCCTCATTGGACTGGTTCGGGTACAATTCCTGTTACTGGTATTGCCAAGACACATTGGGTTCCCCATATTATTGGTACAGGATTTATTCCAGTACTCAATGGTGCAGCAGAGTCTCTTACTGTTAATCCAGAAGAGAAGCAGATGCTCTTCTCCTTTATCGGGGAACGTCTGTCAGAGAAGAAATCTGTTACAGAAATTGGATCAGGAGATATTCTTCTTACTGGTCTATCAACACAGATACTTACATTCTCAGAGCAGCCATTCGGAACAATTCCTGTTTCTGGTATTGGACATACTACGAGAACAAGACCATTTATTGGATTCGGTTCTTTCAGAAAACTTGGTGGATCTGCAGAGTCTGCAACATTCAATCCACTAGAGAAACAGATGCTCTTCTCCTTTATTGGAGAACGCATCTCAGAGAAGAGGACTTCATCCGAAAGTGGAAGTGGTGTTCTCTTTGGATTTGGTGGTGCATCTATTACAACCAGATCTACATACGAAACTCAAGGTCTGTACAGGATTTATGGCGAGAGTATCATTAGATTCTCTCTTATTCACTTTGGTTCTGGTACACTCAGGAAATTTGGTGGAGGAGCAGAATCTCTTACCGTCAATCCAGACGAAAGGCAGCTTCTATTCTCCTTCACAGGTGAGGGTAGTCAATCTCTTAGTGTTGCTGAGACCAAGCAGGTTGAAATTGATATTACTGGAAAAGCAGATCCAGTTCTCACAACTCAAGCATTCCATGGTTCTGGAACCTTCAGTATATCTGGTCAAGGTAGAGTTAGATGGGTTCCAAATAACATTGGTTCTGGTACTATCTTTACAATTGCTGGTGCATCTGAATCTCTCACCTTTAATCCAGAAGAGAAGCAAATGCTCTTCTCCTTTATTGGAGAAGGATCAGACAGTACTACTGTCAGAGAAATTAGCAAGGGTGGAACTCTTACATTCTCTGGTACATCTGGAGATCCATTACTTACATTTGCAGAGCAACCATTTGTTCAGACCAAAATTAGTGGTGAGTGTCGCTTCACTACTCATCGCAATATTGTTGGTACTGGTTCACTTTACAATCTTGGTGGATCTGCAGAAGCAGTTGGATTTAATCCAGAAGAGAAACAGATTCTATTCTCTGTTACTGGAGAATCTTCAAGCAAACTCACAAAAGATTATATTGGTTCTGGTACATTCAGAAAACTCGGTGGTTCTGCGGAATCTGTTTCCTTCAATCCCGACGAGAAGCAGTTACTATTCTCCTTCAATGGAGCTGGTACACAGTCTACTACCACGAGAGAAATTGGAACAGGAACCCTGTCCACCACTGGAGAAGCAGGAGTTCTTGTCAGGTTTGCACACACTGGCGAAGGTACAATACCTCTCAGTGGCAGTGCTCATACAACCAGAGCAAGAGACTACGTTGGATTTGGTACTGTTCCAACATTCTCTGGTGCAGCAGAATCTCTCACCTTCAATCCAACAGAAAGAGATATGCTCTTCTCCTTCTTTGGAGAACGTATATCAGAAGCAAGAACTTCCAGAGAACTCAGCAAAGGTGGAACACTTGCGGTCAGGAGTACATCAGGAGATCCGCTACTCACATTTGCAGAGCAGCCATTCGTTAAAATTGAAATTGAAGGTGAGGGATATCTCACTCGTGCCTTTGGATATCAGGGTTCTGGAAGAATCTCTAATGTTAATAATGTTGATCAGGCATTTGCTCGTGCTCCATACATTGGTAGTGGTACTACAAGAATCCGTGGAACAGCATTCGTTCAGGTTATAGTCTGGCAACCACCTAATACGCAGGTTTGGATTATATAAACCATAAATAGAATTGAGAAAAACTGTGCGTACATAATGACAACTCAGGTACAATTCAGAAAAGGCACTACTCCAGAACATGCTCTATTCACAGGTGCAGTTGCTGAAATTACGGTTGATACCGATAAGAAAACAGCAGTAGTTCATGATGGTAGTGACATTGGAGGCTTTGAACTCCAACGAGCTCGTTGGGAAGTTGTTGATTCTAGTGGATCACTTTCTACTGGAGTTAAGTATCTTGTAGACAGTACCAGTCAAGCTTTGACTTTAAATATGCCATTTGAATCCAATGGAGTAGTTCCTCATGTAGGAGATGTATTGGAAGTAGTGGATTTTAAAGGAACGTGGGCTATAAATAATGTTACGTTGACAACCACTGGTGCTAATAATAGCCAAAAGTTCTTGAATAAATTTGGAAATGTAGATGATACATTTATTCTTGATGTTCAGGGGTTATATATTAAGCTTATTTGGGACGGAACTTACTGGAGGATCATGGCATGAGTTTATATCTCAGCGCAAGTACTGCAACACAAGAACAAAATGTTGATAATTCAAATGACTTTACCGTACATGCTCTTCGCAGAGACAAAGACGGTATGTTGCATTATACGAATGCAAGATCAACAGACGATGTAGTCTTTGATTTTCATCGTACAGATGGTGAAGAGTATCCAGATTTTCTTCAAGGAACAGAATATGTCCTTGCTGATGCAGGTGATAAGAAGTATACAAATGATACTGATGATAAATATCAACAGTTCAGGTTTGACTTCCGACGCTTGACATATTTTATTGATGATGACGGTTACCTAGTCGCAAGACTAAATAAAGATTATGATCACACAACTAACGGACCTAAGTAGGATTTTTAAAAATGGCAGATTTTAGACTCGGTAGACTGAAGTTTAAGTGGCGTTCTGATTGGACTGCATCCACTGCTTATGTCATTGACGATATCGTTAAGTACGGTGCAAACACATATGTTTGTATTGTTAATCATACTTCGGTAGCTTCCCAAAACGATTTTTATAGTCAGAGCACAAGCTGGGATCTCCAAGGAGAAGGTGTTGCCAATAAAGGAGATTGGGCAGCCACTACTTGGTATAAGATTAACGATGTTGTTAAGTATGGTAATACACAATATCGTTCAATCACAGGTCATTTATCTGGTGCTACTTTTGATACTACAAAGTATAGTATCTACTTAGAAGGTCTAAATTTTGAAGATACTTGGAATGGTACTACTGAATATCAGAAGGGTGATATTGTAACGTATAGAGGTTATAGCTACATTAGCACCTCAACACACACAACTGCTACAACTCCTAACCTAGATACCACTAATTGGGAAGTAGTTACAACTGGTTTCTCTGCTCAAGGTGTGTATAACGCAGCAACAACATATGCTCCTGGTGATGTTGTACGATATGGTGGTAACACATATGTAAATATTGTAGGTTCTACTGGTACTGCTCCAATTATTACTAGTTCTTGGACACTACTTAACGAAGGATTTAATTGGAATGGTGCTTGGGATTCGGCAACTGTTTATCAGTTGGGTGATGTTGTTAACAGAAACTCTAACTCATACGTTTGTAAGACTTCCGATACTACTGGTGCTTCTACAGCTCCTGAATTGGATCCAGGTGGATCCTATTGGAACTACCTAGCACAGGGTGCTTCTGCTGCACAGGTTCTCCAAGAGACTGGAGACATGCTGTATCAGGCGGCAAGTGGTGTTAATAGGATTGCACTACCAGCAGGGTCTACAGGCACCGCAGCAGAGCAAGCAGCGGCAAGTGGACAGGTATTGACAGTTGGTGGTAATCCATTACTTCCAAATTGGGAACAGAATAATGTAACTAGTTCTGTTTACTATGTTACTAAGGATGGTGCTGATACTAATAATGGTCAGAATATCTCTAGGGCATTTGCATCACTGAGACATGCTTGTGATACTATTAGTTCATTGACAGGTGCTGCAACTCCTTCTGCTGCTAATCCATACACAATTTTCGTTAAGTCAGGTAAGTACGAAGAAACTCTACCAATTATTGTTCCTGAGTTCGTCTCAATTTATGGTGATAACCTAAGAACTTCTGTTATTACACCTGCATCTGGTGATTCCAATATGCAGGCTTTGACACTTGCAAGCAATGTAACTCATCTTAAGTTTGGTGATACTGTTTGGAACGATCTTGGCACTAAGAGTGCTATGGTTCTAGACTCTGATTATGCAAACAATGTTCACTTGATGAACCTTACTGGTGGGGAATGGACTATATCTGATAAGTATGTTGATATTATAAGCAACATTAATTCAGATGCATCTGCATTACTTACAGCAAACAAGACATTCATTGCTTGGGAAGCATATCATCGTCACGTAGCAAGCGTAGGTGCTGTTGCTGGTACTGAGTCTGCTGTTAAGACTCGTTTGATTGAGTTGATTGATGCTATTTCATATAACGTTAAAGCAGGTGGTAATAATAAAGTTTATGATTATACTTCACTATTAATTACTGGTGGTGCGGCATATGATATTACTGGAGACGATACTCAAGATACTCAACTAGCCAATTACGTTGAAACAATTGGTACTGAGGTAATGAGAAACATTGTTGTTTCTACTTCTGCTGGCAACACTGAAACACAAGTAACGGATAATACATTATCAGCTGATAGTGTAAATCCAATGTGTCCTGTTCCTGTTAGTGCATTAACAACATTTGTTGGTATTGTTACTACAGCAATTGCTAATAACAGTGTTTCTGCAACTACATCAACAGATCCATACATTACAATTTCAACAGTAGCAACTCGCACTAATGCTGAGTCTACTATGTGCTTGCTTGGTTCACATACTACACTTAAAGAGTTGGTATTTGAAGGCATGAGTGGATTTGAACCTAATGCAGCCAATGATAAGAATCTAGATATCGCAACAATTAAGGGTGTCTTCTTTAGGTTTAACCCTAATTCATCTATTCAAAAATCACCATACATTCAAAACTGTACCATCTTTGCTGATGCAGCTGTTGGTGTTCTTCTTGATGGTGCTGTACACAATCACTTTAATCTAACGTCAGCACCTTCTTACAAGTCAATGGTGTTTGACTCCTACACCCAAGTATTAAACGGTGGTGTTGGATTCTTTATCACGAACGCTGCTGCAACTGAAATTGTATCTTCGTTTACATACTACGCACACATTTCTTACTCTGCTACTAAGGGTGGTAGGATCCGTGCTGTTACTGGTAACTCATCTTATGGTAAGTACGGTGCAATTGCTAGAGGATATGATTCTTCTGAGACAACCATTGATGGTAACATTAAGGGTCTTCGCCTTACAATTGATGTAACTAATCCTCTTACTGGAACACTTACAATTGGAGAGAGACTTACTGGTTCTACATCAGGTGCTGTTGGTGAATTGATCAATGACCAGAATAATTCTGGTTTCTTATATTACTTCCCAATTAAGGGAACCTTCCAACAGGGTGAAACAGTCACAGGTGGTACATCAGGTGTACAAGCAACTCTTGTAAACAACACAGATGCTGTTCAAGGACAGAAAGGATTCGTTCTTACTGTTACTGGACTAACAACTGGTCCTGATCAAGGTGGTTCTGTTTCTCTTGATGATAATGGAACTAATAATGATAGCGGTTCGTATGTTATCTCCAACTCTAGTTACAGCGCTCCTGATGGACGTGGTACTCTAACAGTTGAAAGAGGTAGGTTAGGAACCAGTGCTGCAACACATGAAGGTGTATCTACTGTTGCACTATTTGCTGATGCTGGTAGTGGTGCTAGTTTGAATGCTGCAGTGACAGCAGGTGCATCAAGTCCTGTTGACATGGAAGTTAATACTGTTACAGGAATGACCATTGGTGGTCACCTTATTATTGGTAATGAATTGTTCACAATTCAGTCATTCCCTTCAGCAACATCTGTTAGAGCAGATCGTGCTCAGGAAGGAACAACTGCTATCGGACATAATAATGGTGCTGTTATTACAATCTTAAATACTAAGGTTGCTTCACAGGATGAATTGATTGAAGATGTTGAGGTTACTGATACAACTATTCGCGTTAAAGCAGCAAACATTGGTCTTGATGCTACTGATTATCTGTTAATTGATAATGAATTCTTTAGGATTACTATCGTAACAGTTGACACAACTGGTATCTGTACACTACAGATGGCTGATGAGAAGGTTATTGAAGCTGGAGATGGACAAGGAATTAAGATCCGCTATCGTTACTCTCAGGTTCGCTTGACTGCTCACGACTTCTTGGATGTTGGTACTGGAAGTAAAGCTAATACTAATTGGCCTGGTCTTCCAATCTCACCTAATGTTCCTTCACAAGAAACAGATGAGGATCGTCCTGGTCGTGTTTACTACGTATCTACTGACCAAGATGGTAACTTCGCTGTTGGTAAGTACTTTAGGGTTGAACAGGCAACTGGTAAGGCAACACTAGACGCTTCTGCGTTTGACCTTTCAGGTCTGTCAAGCTTGAGACTTGGTTCTATCGGTGCTCAGTTGGGTGCTGCTATTAACGAATTCTCTACTGATGGTACATTGTCTCAGAACAGTGACGTTAAATGTCCCACACAGAAGGCTGTTAAGACATACGTTGACCAATTAGATGCTGTTGGTGGTAACTTCATTATTGGAGGTAACCTCACAGTTAAAGGTACTACAACTTCAGTTAATTCTGTTACGTTGACTTCTAAGGATCGTAACATTGAATTGGGTACTGTTGCTGTTGGTACATTTACTGGTGATATCGCACAGGGTACTAATCAGATTACTAACGTATCTGATACAGACAACATCGCTCCTGGCGTAGCAATTACGCTTGACAGTGGTGGTGGTACTGTTACTCTTGCAGCTTCTCTTGTAACTGCTGTTAGTGGTACTACAGTAACTCTTGATACTACCTTTGGTGGATCTGGAACTGCTACTGCTGCTACCTTTGCTACAGGTGGTGCCACAGATACTACCGCCGATACAGGTGGTATTACCGTCAAGGGCACAACCGACAAGACCATTAAGTGGTTGGCTTCCAATGACAAGTTTAATTTCAACAAAGGTGTTGAACTTCCAACTGGTCAAGGATTGACTATCAACGGAACTGATGTTCTTACAGAAACAACTATGATGGGTAAAACTGTTATTACAGATCTTGCTAACGCGGATCATACACAGTTTGCTACAGCAGGTGCTGTTGTAATTCATAACAACAAAACGGTGACTCAAGCAGCATACTTTATGGCTGCTGTATAATCACCTTATATAAATAACTAAACAACAAACGATTGATATAAACGGAGTAACCCAAAATGGCTTCAGGCGTATACGGAAAAGTGCATATTTCAGCTGCTAACACGTGGACTGAAGTTGTTGCACCACCAACAGGAACAGATACAAAGGTCACAACCTTGAACCTTTGTAATACTGATGCAGCTGCAACGACAGTTCAGGTTTCTATTTCAGATACATCGGGTAATGCTGGTACTTCGGGAAATCTAATTGAATTCAATACTTCACTTCCCGCTAATGGAGTGTTAGAAAGAACAGGTATTGTTCTTAGTGCAAGTAATGGTTTGTACGTTCAAGCAGCTAATACTGCAGTAAATGCCGTAGCATACGGTATTGACGGTTAATAAGTAAACTCTATAAAATCATCTAGGAATTAAAAATGGGAAGATCCGTAACACAAGTAGCAGCTG